TTGCGACTGTCTCTTTCTCAACATATGAGTCGTATAAAACGATTTATACTGTTGTACATTCACAGTGTAATTGGTCAGAAAGAGTTGACCGATTACATGACGGCTAATGCAAAGTCACGTGCTGCTCTAGCCGTAGAGTAGAACGATGGTAAGGTTTTCGAAATCCAATTACCGAAACTTCCGATTGAAGCAGCTATGCCTCCACCTGAAGATTGGATCTGGCCGACGTTAACTAGAGCTCGTTCGACTGAACCCACAGGTCCTAAGCTCACTGAAAGTAAATCGGTTTGATTAACTGCGGGAATATATTCATAATTGATTACGTATTGAATAGAAATGTTAGCTGATGCGGTAGCGCCGGATACAAAAATTATGGGGGTCATATAGTCTGCAGGAGCTACTGCTGGAGAGGTAAAAGTCGTACCGTTAGCATCCATGGGTAAATAAAAGCCTCCTACGTAGGATGTAAGAGAAGCAGATGCAGCAGTACGTGTCCACATTGAATCTCTAATAGTGTCTGCAGTGCCTGATAATTGTGACGCAGGAATCATACCGTAAGTAATAGTGCCGGTTTTAGATAGAGCATTGGTCAAGTCAGTAATTCCCAACCAGGCTGAAACGATTCGAAATCGGGTTACATTGGTTAAAGCCATTAAACTATTAACGGTGCTTATAGGTGCTGAATTCTGTGCACTAGCTTCATTGAAGCCTACTCCTGAATTGTAAGCTACGATGCCAGAAGCGAGAAAAGGTTGTAAATAACAAGAGAAAAAGCCGGTACTGTTGGCTGGGACGGTCATTATTCCTTGTTGGGTAGTGGTCGCTGTAGGTACAGGAATAGGATTGGGTATACGGACACATCTTTTCTTCATGGGTTCAAATAGGCCTAAAGCATATTCTATTTCATCTTGATGGTGTCTATTTAACCAGCCTTGTTCTGCGATGGAGATGTTAGGATTTTTAAGAGAAGAGTTATTCATAGCACCGACAACGCGGCTTTCAAGTTTATTCGTACGGCCGTTTTGTGCGGTTCTCTTTCGTGTGTTACGTTTATTAGATCTCTTCTTCTTTTGAGACGTATTGTTCTTGTTAAAAGGAACTATTTGATTATTGTTGGGTAACATATATTTTAATTTCTCGATTTTAGCGGAATATACGTTAAGACCGCAAACCGAGTTTTTGATAAACCTTTTATTATTGTTTAGGTTAATCATTAATCCAGGTCTTAATTTATAAGAGCCCGGAAGGTTCGAACCATTAGCACATAGGCCGTCTAAACTGATCTGGCCTATGTAGGAAACATGTTTAATATCATTGATGCTCTTATAAAGAATCTCGTGATCGAATTTCAATTCTTTATCGTACTTGGCTTTTACTGAATCAACTCTTTCACTAATTACTTTTAACATATAATCTCTATCTGTTTCTAATAGTGTAGGAGCTTCTAAATCCTCATCAGGTGTTCGATTCTTCAATCTCAATTTGTAAGCCCAATCGTATGACAATAATTTTTTCATTGCTGGAGTTAACTTGCTGCCGATGTTGCCGTCCAAAAAACGCAAAGCATAACTTTTCAATTCTCTAGGTAGATCTAAAAAAGCAATATAATTAGCCAGTCTATGTTCACGTTTTTCTAAAGCACTCTTTTTTGAATAAGAGACGCCTGCTTTATATAATCTCTGAGCAATGGGTACAATGTTCAATTTCTCATTTAAATAAATGAATTGTTTAGAAAGAAAAGTATGTGTTTTCAATTCCCCTACTTTGAAATCTTTAGCGTTTTGACCCAACCCTCTAGAGCCTGCGTCTCCTCCTAAAACTAATTTGAACATGCGAGGATCTATCTTAATAGGTAACCAAGACAGAACGTCGTCTCCAGCTGCCCATATTTTATGAGAATCATAATATTGTGGATACAATAGGAATACAGCATAACGATTATAAAGAGTCGTGCGTATAGTATTAAACAAAGTCGTCAAAGTGGGATGTCCGGAAAAAACTGTTCCGTGTATTATCCCTCTCATTTTGAGCTTAGTAAAAAATTTGTTGGATAATCTAACTATTGCTGATAATACCTCAGGCAGTAAATAGCCTGGAACAGCACATCTGCTATCAGCTAGAATTCTTGGTAACATAAATTTCATGAGTTTATGATCCACAATATCTATTAACTCGAAAGACTGATGAGCGTCATGAGAGCTACCATCGTAAGAATAAACGTTATTATCATGAAAACTCGCTTTATTGTTACGCAACTTCATGATCTTGTCTGAAAGTTCACTAGTAGAATATCCAGAAATGAATCCGTGTTCTACTTTCTTCATTATTTTGATCATGATTCTGGCTAAATAAGCGCCGACAGCTTTCATAGAAGCTGA